GGGATACTATTTGATATAACAGATGAAAGAAAATTTTTATGCTATACTCTCGAAGATGAGAGTCGTGAAACAAAAGTTTACGGAGAAACTTGTATACCTGAAGGAGAGTATCAAATCAAATTTAGAAATGAAGGTGGATACCACGCCAAATACTCTAAAAGATTTGCTGATATACATATGGGAATGCTTGAAGTGTGTGATGTCCCTAATTTTAAATATATCCTTCTTCATTGTGGTAATACTGATGAGGACACTGCGGGATGTTTACTACTTGGTGATACGCAAGAAAACAACAATATCAAAAAAAACGGGTTCATCGGGAGGTCAACGCAAGCGTACACAAGAGTCTACCCGAAAATCGCCAAAGCAGTCAAAGAAGGGAAAGAAGTAACTATTGTTTATAGGGACTTTTCTGAGTGCTTACTATTAACCCCTCTAGATGTAGCTACATTTGTAGGGGCTTCACAACCACATTAATTATGTATACATACAATATAGAGGTTCTTAGAGTTGTCGATGGGGACACAATAGACGCTAGTATAGATCTAGGATTCGATGTAAAGATTAAAAAGCGTATAAGGTTTATGGGGATTAACACCCCAGAGTCCAGAACAAGAGACCTTGAAGAGAAAAAACGTGGGTTAGCAGCTAAACAAAGAGTTGCAGAGCTATTAGATACAGCTACAGAAGTTCAGGTTGTGTCGCACGGTGTAGGAAAGTTTGGTAGGTGTCTGGGAGAAATAGACTTCTGTTGTCCAGATTCTTTAACAATGAAAAATTTAAATAAACAACTTATAGAAGAAGGCCATGCTGTCGAATACCACGGAGGCAAAAGGTAACTAACCGCCTAGTTCTTTATAGACTCTTTGAACTAAAAGTCTAGCCTTTTGTGTTAAAGCATACCTTACCCTATAGTTCATTTTAGTTTCTTCACGAAACAAATGATCTTCAAAAGTTTGTGATGGTGTAAGCTTATCAAAATGCTTATACAGGTATCCTTTGTTGACTAAAGGATATATAAACCTATTAGCTGTATTATTTTCATTCATGCCTATGCTTTTTGCTGCATACTTAATAGTAAAAAACTGTAGGTCATAACCCCATAATAGAAACTCTACCATAGAGAATGATATATCATACTCTTTATTTATTTTTCTTTTTACCGTCTTTATGTTTTTAAGATAGTTTCTAAGAATATATTTCTTATCTTGCAAAGAGAAATCCCTAAATAAAGTTTTTTTAGATATTTTGCTTTTAGGCATACAACAAATTTATGAAAAGAGAAGAGTTTTTACTACGAATTCAAAGGATATGTTTTGACATAGAAAACTTAACTAAAGAATACGGTAGTGATAGAGTTATTTCTTTAGTCGTATTAGGGTGTGTAGAAGACAATGATGAAGAAGGTTTGCCTAGAATGAGTGCTCTATATAACTATAATATAGAAGACAGGGATGAATTAATAAGTATAATTGATTTTATAGATGCTACTTGGCACAATGAAGAAGATCTTAATGAACCAGATGGATATAAAGACATAGACGATCTTTTAAATGGCACAGGCATTGAATTAGAAGATTAAATAAAATGGAAGGAATTATTAGAAAAATTGTAGTTGGGAAAAACCCTAAAGATGGCATGGCTTATTACATAGGTATGAGAGCTGGAGCTGGAAGAGTTAGCACAATAATACAAGATGAAAGACATTTACATAAATATGGTAAAACTAGATATTTTGTATATATTGAAGATGAAGAAAGCATTCAGACTTTATGGAAAGCTATAGACAATATGCCATGTATGCTTGAATTTGATTGTAATTTTTAATCATGGTTAGAACAGAGTTATATACTTCAGGAGGAGAATTTGCATTACCAGATGGAACTACGTATATTGGTGCCTATCATATTCATGATATTCAAGGTCCTATGACTGGAGCATTCCATAAAGAAACACCCCACGATAGTTTAACACCGCTAAACAGAAGGACTGAAGTATTTGTACAAACGATAATACAGCAACTGCGTTCCAATACTGTTTCTTCAACTATGAGTAGCGGTAGCGGTGGTGGTGGAGGTTATTAAAATTAAATTAAATGAAAAGTTTTTGGACTTTTGTTGTTGAATTAGAAAAAAGAATCAACGACACAATAACCACTAAGAGTGGTTTAGAGCTTTATATTGATACAAGGCATGAAGGTAGTGAGTTTGAATATAGGGTTACAGAAGGTGTAGTTGTTTGTTCCCCTATTAAATACGATACTGGTGTTGAAGCTGGAGACACCCTTTATTTTCATCACCTTGTTGTTATGGATGGCGGTCAGGCATTTACAGGAGAAGATAATCATTATTCAGTTATATATAATCCTGATCATGCTGTTAATAATCAAGCTATAGCTTATAAAAGTCAGAAGGATGGTAAAATAAGATGTCTTGCTGGTTGGTGTTTGCTAGAAGCGGTAGAAGAGGAAGATAAGGTTAAGTCTGATTTAATAGAGTTAGTCTCTTTAAAAGAAAAGCTACCTACAACAGGTAAAGTTGCTTATCTATGTGAAGAAGCTGATTATCTGAATTTAAAACCTGGAGATATAGTAGGCTTTAAAGAAAACAGAGATTATAGAATTAAAATAAATGGCACAGAGTATTACCGCACAAGAGCGGAAGACTTGATGTATGTAATTGAAGAAAATGTTTGATAAAAAAGAATTATGGTTGCACTTAGAAGATTATGAGTGCTTACTTGCTGATGGGTTTGATGATGCTGTTATAGGCGTAACATTTGGAGTAGAAGCAAAAGCTGTATATAGTGTAAGTAAATGTTTAGACATACTTGTACAAGAAGGCATGAGCATGGAAGATGCTGTAGAACACTTTGAATATAATGTAGCTGGAGGTTATGTAGGAGAAAAAACTCCTATATGGGTATACGACTATCAAGACGATGAGTAAGTTTACCACCATATCAGCTTCAGAGCGTCTTATGAAGAGTATGGAGGTGGCTATAAATAACATGATAGAAGAAGTAAAAAAACCTGTTGATCCTGATATCAATGGTAGTGCTAGAAAAGCCGAACTTCAGTCTATCAAACAAACAGCCACCGATTGTAAAGAACTTATAATAGAAAGACAGCGTTTAGAACAGATGGTAAAAGACCTAAAAGATAACGGTGAAATAGATCGTATTAAGGACTATACTGGCGGATTTGCTGAAAGGTTTTCTAAGTAATGGCATATAAAGACGCTAAAGATCAGGCTGCAGCAGCAAAGCGTCACTACGAGGCTAACAAACAAAAAATTAAAGATCGTAGTAAAAAAAGAAATAGAGAGCAAAGAAAAAAAAATAAAGAGTATATAGCTTTTGTTAAAAGCATGTTATCGTGTGTAGATTGCGGGGAAGACAATCCAGTTCTTTTAGATTTTGATCATGTAAGGGGAGAAAAAAAAAGTAATATATCAGATATGGCTAATCAATCTTATTCTATAGAGACAATACAAAAAGAAATAGATAAATGTGAACCACGATGTGCTAACTGTCATAGAGCCATTACACACAAAAGAAGAAATATTCGTAACTTGCAAAAAGAATGAGAGTTGTAAAAAAACGAAATTATAAGAAGGAATATAAAAAGTTCCAATCTTCAGACAAAGAGAAGAAGAATCGTGCTGCTCGAAATAAACGCAGAAGAAAGGCAGAGAAGAGGGGGAGTGTAAAAAAAGGCGATGGTAAAGATATACACCACAAGGGATCAAAAACTAAAGTAGAGCCAAAGTCTGTAAACAGAGGCAGAAAAGAAAAGTCTAGACTAAAAGGCTCTCGTAGAAAATAAATTAAATTGAACGTACTGTTATATACTGAAGAGTATGAAGACCCTGCTATTAAAATTTGTCCCAACGGTTCGGAGGGTGAAATTATCGAACTCGGTGGGCTACTCATTTGCCTTCCAAAAAGGCCGAAGAAGAAGCAAATTTTCGGATATAAAGAATCAGACTCTATGCAAGTGTGGCGAAGGTTACCTATGCCGCAGGAATTGTCTCGTATTCGTTCTATGGATGAGTGGGAGGAAATGCCAAGGGAGTTCAGAGCGAGGTTTCGCCCATATATCGAGGAAGAGTTTAGGCGTAGGCGTGAGGGTTTTTGGTTTTATAACAACGGTACAGCTACATATATTACGGGGCGGCATTACATGATGTTGCAGTGGACTAAGCTAGATATTGGCTATCCCTACTTTCTTAATTTTCAGCGTGATATATTTTTACATATGGCTGCTTGTGAAGCTGATCCTAGATGTATAGGTCAACTTTACACTAAGTGTCGTCGTTCAGGATATACTAATATATGCTCTGCAGTACTTGTTGATGAAGCAACACAGGTAAAGGATAAGCTTATGGGTATACAGTCAAAAACTGGTAAAGACGCTCAAGAAAATATTTTTATGAAGAAGGTAGTTTACATGTTTAGAAACTATCCGTTCTTCTTCAAACCTATACAAGATGGTACTACTAATCCACGTATGGAGTTAGCTTTTAGGGAGCCATCTAAGAGAATAACTAAAAACAACAAAACCTCACAAACAGGTGAGGCACTAAACACAGTTATTAATTGGAAAAATACAACTAACAATGCATACGATGGTGAGAAGCTACACATATTGTATCTAGATGAAGCAGGAAAATGGGAAAGACCAACAGACATAAGAGACGCATGGAGGATTCAGAGGACTTGTTTGATCGTAGGGCGAAAAATCGTAGGAAAAGCTCTCGTAGGAAGCACAGTAAATCCAATGGACAAAGGTGGAAAGGAGTACAAGAATTTATGGGAGGATTCGAATCCGATGGAGAGGAATGCGAATGGTAGAACTCGAACTGGTCTTTATAGATTATTTATACCAGCTTATGAGTCTTTAGAAGGCTTTTTTGACATATACGGACGACCCGTTATTGATGATCCATCCAAATCTATTAAAGGTATAGATTCTGATTTAATAGAAAGTGGTGCTAAAACATTTTTAAAAAATGAAAGAGAGACTCTTAAAGATGATGCGTCTGAACTTAATGAAGTTATACGTCAGTTTCCTTTTACAGAAGATGAAGCTTTTCGAGATAGTATAGAAGGTAGTTTATTTAATGTTGGGCAGATATACGAGCAAGTAGAACATAATGACGAATTATTCCCTAATCCAGTTGTGATTGGTAATTTTGTTTGGAAAAACGGTGAAAAAGATACAGAGGTGGTTTTTCGTCCAGATCCTGGCGGAAGATTTAAAGTAGCTTGGATGCCTCCGCCAGAATTAAGAAATAAAAAGAAAATAGAAAAAGGTAAAAAAATAGCTCCAAATTCTGACATTGGTTGTGGTGGTGTCGATTCATACGATCTTGACGCTACAGTAGACGGTAGAGGATCTAAAGGGGCTTTACATATGTACAATAAGTTTCATATGGAACATCCTGCTAATATGTTTGTAGTAGAGTATGCGGCCAGACCGCCTCTTGCTAAAATCTTTTATGAAGATGTATTGATGGCATCTGTATTTTATGGTTATCCTATATTGATTGAGAATAATAAGTATGGTATTGCAAGATATTTTGAATCAAGAGGTTATGATGGGTATTTAATGGATAGACCAGTTCACTTATTGGCGGCAAATAGCTCTTCTATAAAGTCTAAAACAAAAGGTATACCTTCAAATTCTCAAGATGTAATACAAGCTCACGCTCAGGCAATTGAAGCTTATATACATAATCATGTAGGTATTAACAGAGAGACTGGTGAAATGGGAAAAATGTATTTTAATAAAACCTTAGAAGATTGGATAGGTTATAAAATAGATAAGAGAACAAAATTTGACTTAACGATAAGTTCTGGTTTAGCTTTATTAGCTGCTCAAAAATCTAAGAAAAAAATTAAGTCTGATTTCACTGAACGTAAGTTTTTTAGACGATATAAAGTCATCGGCTAATTTGTTATATTTGCATAATACATACCCAAATAAATGAAAAACTACAGAGGTTCAAAAAATTTTCCTAACCCTTTAGCTCCTCAACAAGAAAAAGAGTCTAAATCATATGGATTAAGGTATGCTAAGGCCATAGAGTCTCAATGGGGTAAAAAAAGCGATTCTAATTCTATTTTTAGAAGAAGGTATGATTTATTTGAAAAAAATAGAAAGTATGCTAATGGTACTCAGGATACAAACATATATAAAAAATTATTAAATAATTTAGATCCTAACTCAGGTGACGGCAGTCTTATAAATATTGATTACACTCCAGTACCTATTTTACCCAAATTTGTTAAGATTGTAGTAAATAAAATTTTAGCAAGAGACCCTTACCCTAATCTTGAGGCAATAGATCCTCTATCTTCATCTGAAAAAGATAAAGCTAAGAAAAAACTTGAGCAGCAAATTACTGCAAAACAAGAGTTATTAGATTTTAAAGAACAGACTGGAATTGTTTTAGATATGGATCCAGAGCAATTGCCAGATTCTTTAGAAGAATCAGAAATATTTTTAGCAAATAATATAAAAAGTGATGCTGAAATAGCAGCTCAAATTGCTACGAATATGACATTGTCTTGGAATAATTTCAATGATAGCATTTTTAGGAGGTGTGTTAATGATTTAACGGCTTTGGGTATTTGTGCTGTTAAAAGAAGTAATGACCCTAACTACGGTATAACTACAAAATATATAGACCCTAAAGATTTTATTCACAGTCAAACTGAAGATCCTTCTTTTTCTGACTTAACATATGCAGGGCACATTAAGAGCATGCCTATTCAAGAGTTAAAAAGAATTGCAGGTGATGAGCTTAATGAAAAAGACTATGAAGAGATATCTAAAAAAATAAAAGGAACTTCTTCTAGCACCTCTAAATATGACACTACTTTAGGTAAGACTGTTTATGATTATGATGAATACATGGTTGACGTTTTAGAATTTGAATTCTTGTCAACTGATTGCATGTTTTATGAGGAGAAAGGAAACAGACACGGTAATACTAATTTCTTTTACCAAGGTTTTTCTTACAAAGAGAAAAAAAATAGCGTTTTCGAAAGGACTCCCCATAAAATGGAGGTTACCAATGTTTATAAAGGTTACCATGTTGTAGGTACAGATAAATTATTTGGTTATGGTAGAGCTCATAATGTGCCTAAAAACATACATGATATAAGCAAAGCCAATCTTTCTTACTCCGTAGTTGCTACCAATATTTTGGATATGACTCCTAAATCTATGGTAGATAGCTGTATAGGTTTCGCTGATATGCTTCAATTGACTCATTTAAAAATTCAGCAAGCTATAGCTAAAGCTAAACCTGATGGATTGATTATAGATATTGAAGGATTAGAGAATGTTCAGTTAGGTAAAGGCGGTGAATTACAGCCATTAGATCTTCATGACATTTATGAGCAAACTGGTGTATTTTATTACAGAAGTAAAAATCCAGAAGGAGGTTTCCAAAATCCTCCTATTCGTGAGGTAGGTAATAGCATTCGTAATATAAATGAATTAATAGGTTTATATAATCATTATTTAAGAATGATTCGTGATGTAACTGGAATTAATGAAGTTGTTGATGCTAGCACTCCAAAAGGAGAAGCTCTTGTTGGAGTACAGCAACAAGCTATCGCTGCTTCAAATAATGCTACATACGATATAACTAATTCTGCTATGATCCTTTATAAGAAAGTTTGTAGCGACATAGTTAAATGTCTGCAAATTCTTCCAGAAGAATCTGTTATTATGGATGTTTACAGAAATGCCGTAGGTGAATCCAATATGAATGTTTTGTCTGGATTCAATAATATGCCAATGTATAATTTTGGCGTTCAGGTTCATAAAAACATGGAGGATAAGGATAGGGCTTTTTTAGAACAAAATATACAAATAGCTTTAAGTCAAAAAGAAATTGATTTAGAGGATGCTATGGCTATTAGGGATTTAAAGGATATAAATCAAGCTGAAAGACTGCTTATAACTAGACGTAAAAAAAGAATTCAAACACAGCAGCAAATGGCTCAACAGAATTCTGAAATGCAATCACAGCAGGCTCAACAAGCATCTCAAATGGCTGCACAAATGCGTCAGCAAGAGATGCAGATGGAAGCTCAAATTGAGTCTCAAAAAATGCAACTTAAGTCTCAACTAGAGATGCAGTTAGCTCAAATGCAGCACGAATTCAATAAAGAAATTGAAATGATAAAAGCTCAAGCTACTCTTGGATTTAGAACTGAAGAACAAGAGTTTAAGGAAAAACTTGAGGTTTTAAAAGAAGATAGAAAAGATGAGAGGGTAGAAAAGCAAGCTGCAAAACAAAGTAAATTAATTTCGCAAAGAAAAGACCAAAGAGGAGAACTTCCTGAACCTTCAGAATCTCAACAAGGTAATTCTATGTTGCAATCACTATTAACACCAATGTAATGGCAAGTAAAGTAAATCTTGATGTATCAGAAAGACTAGATATTACCTGTAGAAGGGGTGATACTTTTTCTTTAACGCTTACCTTGAAGGATTCTTCTGGGACAGCAAAAACTTTATCTACATCAAATTTTTCTTTTTTGATGCAAGTTTGGAATAATAGAAGTACTTCTGATTCACCTGTTATAGGTAGTCCTAATTTAGGTAGGCAGGTAGATAATTTGTTTGAACCTTTTGTAGTTGATGATAATGGTAATCTTACTATTACTGCTACGGCTACTACTATGAGGGGAGTCCCAGCTGGAAGATATGTGTATGATTTACAAGAAATAGTTCCAAGCAGTACTGCTGCAGATACTCATACAACAATATTAAGAGGAATATTTACTGTTAATGAGGATATAGCAAAAGCAGACAATGTGTCTAGATTGCAAGATCCTAGAGATTTAACCAGAAGGGTTAGACGATGAGTGTAACTGTTTCTAAAACTATAGATAAAACTGTTAGCTCTACTATATTGGGGGTTTCATTAGATTTTATTTATTTTTCTCCTTCTGTTGTTATATCTGAAAAACAGATACAACCTATAACTATAACTCATCCTTCTATTGATCCAATTATATTACAAGATTAATAATTATGAAAAGCAAATCTTATCTATTAGTATTTTTATTTTGGTTGCTAACATTATCTGTGTTAGGTCAACCTAGCAACGACAGTATACCGCCTTTTTGTTCTGGTGTTGAAAATCTACAAGGTCAGATTGATTGTTTTCCTTTTGCTCTAAATCAAGGTCAACTACAAGTTATGTGGACTATACCTGAGCCTGGGTGTAATCCAATTGGATTCTATAGGGGTGACGACTTAGATGATCTACAGTTTGTACCATACGGTCAGTGGTTTAATGGTAGTTTTTATGGTGGTGTCCCGTCTTCACCTGTGTCAAATGATGAATACTATTTTATAGTAGAGTCTCCTGGTGGGGTTATGGATACGCTAATTGTTGAAAATCCAAATTGCGGTATTGGTTGTTTAGATCCTATGGCATCTAATTACAATCCTTTTGCTGGTATAGAGAGTGAGTTTGGAGAGTCCTGTCAGTATGGCGAGGTGTCAGATTGTGGAAACACATTCAGTCAAAAAGTGTATGTCAGTATAACTGCTGACACATACTCTCAGTGGGAAACAAGCTGGGAGATAGTTACAACAGATAGTATACCGATAGTATTAGCCAGTGAGGAAATAGGTTTTTATCAGACAGAGGGACTTACTGTCACAACAGAATACTGTATCCCCCTTGGAGTTGAGTTTACTTTTAATATATATGATATATATGGGGATGGACTTGCAGGTTCTACGACAGGTGGGTTTACTGATGGGGACGTTCTTGTGTATACTGAGTGTGGTAACACTATATACAGTATACTGCCATTTGAAGGGCAAAATCCTGACTACGGATATGAAGCTATTAGTGAACCCAACTTACTAAACCCATGCCCTCCAGACAATCCTCCGTTTGGATGCTTAGATCCAAACTACTTAGAGTTCAACTCTCTTGCTACAAACAATGATTCTAGTTTATGTGTAACTCCTGCTGTTCCAGGATGTCTTAACGAGAATGCATTTAACTATGATGCAGAGGCAAATATTATGGATTACATTCCTGAGTGTGAATACACGCTTATGTTATTTGACGGAGGAGGTGATGGATGGGATGGATCTTATTTAGGAGTTGTGCAGGATGGCGAACCTATTGGTGCGTTTACATGCACAGAGGAGCAAGCATTCTATGACATAACAGTAAGCTCTCAAACACACGTAGAGTTTAAGTTTTACGAAGTAGAGTTTGGTAGTTTCTTTGGTGAGGGTGGTACTAGCACAGATGTATCGCAATGTGGATTTAAACTTATAAGTCCTAACGGTAATATTGTTTTTGAAATAGGTACTAACCCATGGCTAGATCCTATAGACCCTGATGAAATATATACACCTTATTTAAGATGCGGTAACTACTGCGAGCCTTATACATACGGGTGCACAGATGAAGCTGCACAGAACTATGACTCTGCTGTTAATACAGAGGATGGTAGCTGTTACTACCAAGCTGGCTGTGCACAGGCTGGTTACTTAGAGTATTACACGCAAGGCTACGAGGCTGATTATGATGATGGTAGTTGTAATATTATAGCTGTGTTTGGCTGTACAGATGAAGAAGCATTTAACTATAATGCAGAAGCAAACGTAGATAATGAAGGTTGCATACCTGTAGTGCTAGGGTGTATGAATTCTTTAGCATATAATTATTTACCATCTGCAAACGTAGATGATGATAGCTGTATACCTTATATATATGGGTGTATGGATCCAGGAGCTTATAACTATAATGAGAATGCGAATATAGATGACGGAGAGTGTGAGCCTTTTGTATATGGATGTACTGACAATACTATGTTTAATTATAATCCTGCCGCAAATGCCGAATACGACCCTACTAATTGTGAGCCTTACGTTTATGGCTGCACTGACCCTAGCATGCTTAACTATAACTCATCCGCTAACACAGAAGATTTTAGCTGTATTTCTTACATTTATGGTTGTACTGATCCTGATGCCCTTAATTATGATGAATTGGCTAATACAGACAACGGCTCGTGTATTGAAGTTTTAGTTGACTGCATGGACCCTGATGCATTTAATTACAATGAGTTAGCAAATACATCTGATGAAGAAGCTTGCTTGTATGATGCAGATTGTATAGGAGGTCCTGGAGAACCATATTGGCTAAACGATGGTTGCTATGCATGGATTATAGACATTGACCCATATTGCTGTGAAGTCGGATGGGATAATGCGTGTGTAGAGCTATACTCATACTGCGAACAAGGCTGGCCTCAAGGTGTATACGATATACATGATGTATATAATGTATACCCTAACCCCATCAATAGTTTTCTCTATATTCAAGCTCCAATGGATGTAGAAGCTATGGTATACAACTCTGTAGGTCAAATTGTAGTTGAACCTACTTTAAATAAAAGAATTGATATGACGCATTTACCTAGTGGAGTGTACAATGTTGTAATTGGACGTATAA